GAGGAGCACTAGATATTAGGTTTGGTTCGCCGTCAGCCATTGTCGTCCAAGAACTAACCAAGGGACACACGGACACTCTGAGTCCACATAAAACGGCACTTATTAGACGAGAAACCAGAGGGGGAGATGGGCCACGGTGCCCGCACCCCGACATGGTCAGATTTTGAGATTGCAGGGGCCGCTCGCGTAAGTCCCCTTGACCGAGAAGAGTCTCGGCTTTGAAAAACAGCGCAGACCTCCTCCCGGCTCACAAAGCCGCTGCGCTGACATCGGCTCACTGAGCCAAACTGAAGCCTGCACGGTGCCAGCCGATGCAGGCTTTCTTCATTTTGGGGACACATGCCCGTAGAAATCCGTCGCAACGGTTACGGCTGGGTCTCGGTCGAAGTCAGCCGCGAGATACTCCGTCTGATCTTCCCGAATTATCCTGACACTCGTGAGATTCACGAATTGCCAGAGTGGGCGAAACATAAGTTGAGGAGCTAGCGTGACTTCCATCATAGTGCCGTCCCGATTCCCCGACATCTTCGAGCAGTGCCGCGTGAGTCTGGATACCCACGCGAAAGACACGCAAAAAATTTTAGTTCGTGATGGTCATGACATCATCGATCCGTCAGGCTGGCAAACAATCCAAGCCCCAGACGGCCCGTTCGTGTACAGCAGAAACGTTAACCTAGGAATCAACCAAACATCAGGTAACGTTCTGCTAACGAATGACGACTGCCAGTTTGTATCGCCCGATACGGTTTCCTCGCTCGAATGGGTGCTCCGCTACAATCCACACATCGGAATTCTCTCGCCCCGCATCGACGGTGGCGTCGGCAATATCTCGCAGGAGAAAGTTGCCCAGACAGTTTTGTACACACAACAGCGGCTCGCCTTTGTATGCGTACTCATCCGCCGCGAATTGATTAAAGACATCGGGCTGCTCGATGAGCGGTTCGACGGATACGGTGCCGAAGACACGGATTACTGCCGACGAGCAATCAACTCGGGCTGGCAACTCGCTTGCACCGATCAGGCCCTCGTGAAGCACGGTCACGGTAAACACACATGGAACAGTTCCTACAAACGTGTGAGCGATCACGTTGACCATCTGCAACTGCGGGCCTCACAGAAATATTTTGAGAAGTGGGGCGACTACCGCTTCGAGAATTTCAATCGACCCAAGAATGATCTGGTTCGAGATTGGTTCGACACGCACCCACATTAAGAAAAAGTGGTATATTTTTTCTAAATCGGAGGAGTATGAGACGTTCATGCCAAGTATGTCAGCGCAACACGAGCAACTATGTGTTGTACGAAACGGTCTTCTCTACAGGCGACAGGCAGGAAGTCTCTGAGTGTACTGAATGCGGTATGGTCTACGCTTCGGAGACACCCGCAGCAGATTACGCGGAGAAATCGATTTACGCTTCGACCAACGCGACCGGCAGCGGGACTACGCCGCACGACAAGGCAAAATTTTTAGGCACCGTTGAAATCCTCAAGCGACATTTTTCTGATCACAAGACAACCATCTTAGATGTAGGTTGTGCACAAGGCGGGCTATTGCGCGAGTTGTTTGCCGCAGGGTATGACAACGCGGTAGGCATGGACCCAAGCGAATCGTGCGTGGACGCGTGCTATCCGCTATTGGCGTACTGCGGAAAACTCGAAGACCCAGCGACAGACACTTACGACCTCGTGGTTCTATCACACGTCGTTGAGCATTTGTGGGATGTTCCCACGTCATTGCAATCCGTCCGCGACCGAGTGAAAAATGACGGTCATGTTTACATCGAAGTTCCGAACGCGGTAAGATACGCGGAGACAGCAATCCCCTTTCTGGATTTCAACAGAGAACACATCAATCATTTTTCGATGTCGCTACTCGTCGAAGTTCTGTATCGTGCAGGATTCAGTGTCGTCGCCTCGGGCGAAAGATATCTGGATTGCGTCAATGGCGGGAAGTATCCAGCCATGTACGTCATCGCCAAAAAAGGCGTGTCATTGCGCCAAGGCATCGAAGCCTACATTAAGAAATCCCAAGCACAGATGGACGCCATCGACGCGGCATTGAAACCTCGCATCGCAGATCGAGAGATTATCCTCTGGGGGTTTGGCGAATTCTCACAGCAGTTATTTCTGACAGATGCGGTCAAGTCCGCCCACGTTATTCAAGTCGTGGACAGGGATTTCGGCAAGCAGGGGAAAGTATTCAACGGCCTCACGGTCGAATCCCCCGATTACATCAATTCAGATGCGGCGATTCTGGTTGCCTCGATTCTCAACGCGAGCAGCATCCAACAGGACATTCGCAACAGAGGGCTGTCCAACGAAGTGATTTGTTTATGAAACCGCTACTCGCCATTTTCAGTTGCCATCGGTACGAGTACACGAATGACACGAGTGGGCTAGTTCGAGATTGGTTTCAGCGGCCTACCGTAGACCGCGTGTCCGCACTCCGCGATACGTGGCTGAACGAGGTCACAATTGATTACAAGATTTTCAAGGGACGCTGCCCGAAAGGGTTGGACATTCCTACGCAGGGCGACGAAGTTTGGCTGAACGTCCCTGACGACTACCGCAATTCCGTGTACAAGTTGAAAGGCATTATCAACTACGCACTCGAACGCGAATACGACACGCTCTGCAAGATAGATGACGATGTCTTCGCATATTGGGATCGACTGATCGCAGTTGGTCTCGAAGGCGACTACAGCGGCAGACTGCCCGTAGACGACGGGTTCAGCGTCAACTGCCCCGGATTCACTTATTGGCTCAGCAAGCGGTCGATGGAAATTCTCGCCGCCGCACCAGTTCACATCTGGGCAGAAGATCGCTGGGTCGGAGAAGTTCTCAAGAAGCACCACATCACACCCGTGCGACAGAACCTTTATCATCTCGCTAAGTGGACTCGCACTTGTCAATGGATCACCGATGAGGAATTGAAAGCAGTTTGTAACAACGTTCTTTCAATTCACGCGATGAGCCCTGATCAGATGCGGAGACATTATGCCGAAATATGCAAAAGACGGGTTGACGATCAACTGGCACGACAGGCATCCGTTGCCGCCTCCACCACCACCGAAGATAATGGTTGAGCCGCTAGGCTCGCCGGACGCGGATGCGCCGAACGTATCTTATATAGTGAGTGCGTTTGACCGCCCGGACCATCTCGGTTGCGTTCTCTACTCGATTAAAGCACAGACTGACCAAAGTTTCGAAGTCATCGTCACCGACAACGGCGGCGATGCGCGAAATGAAAACGTCGTCGCTCGTTTGGACGACAGCCGATTTCGATACATCGATACGTCCAAGGCATCAGGCAACCAGACCTCTCCCGCGTGGGATTGTTACTGGTCGGGTGAATTCGGCGGGAGATTGGCGAAGGGCAGATATCTTTGCTTCCCTAGTGATGACGGGTATTACGTTCCTTGCTTCCAGAAAAAGTTAGTGACTACCGCCGATCAGATGGATTGGCAGTTAGTATTCTGCGACATGCTTTTGGACAGACCCGCAGGGCCGTATGTAGACCCGCCCGTGCAAATCCAGAATGTGTTGGACGTAAAGCCGATGGTGGGCTGTATTGACAAAACGGGCTTCCTTATCAGGAGGGAGTCGTGGATTGGTTGGCCTACAAAGCCAGAAGACAGGTTCAGGGGTTCCGCTGCCGACGGTGAGATGATTGACATCGTACGGCGAAACGGAATCAGGTTCGGCAAATTAAACGAAGTTCTCTGCGTACACAACTGACGCACGAAAGGAAAATTATGGCAGTAGTTATTCAACCCGCAGGCTCAGGAGTCGCAGGCGCACAGCCCAAGGGCATCACACAGCAATACCAGAAAGCAGCAACCGCATCCAACGTGGACACCAGCACAGGCATCACTCCGATGGACACAGGCAACATTCTCGGAACAGTCCCTCCCGGCAAACCCGGCATCAAGTTGGTGAGCGGTGTTGTTCAGCGTTCGAACCAGATTCTTTGTGACGCAACCCCCGGAAAAGTTGGTAACGCAATTACGCAGATCGCAGGCGTGGGCGTGGCCGTTCCAGTGGACGCGGCAGGCACACACGCATCCGATGGTTTGTCGGCTGCTCCGTGGCGTGAGTAATTCTTCAAGTTTTGGGGCACGTCGAAATGGTTCCGGGTGACCGGCTTCCCATCCTCGGGTGCCCCAAATATATTTAGGAGGAGCCATGCAGTCAGATAGGCAACTGAAGCACTGGTATCTTAAATACAATCGTCTTTATTGGAATGGGGAACTTCCCGACGCCGTTCTTATCTGGGAACCGTATCCAAAATGTGACGGCGTAACTTGTCCTGTTTTTGAAGTAGCAGACAATTGCTTCGAAATCAAGATTGATCCCGCATTGAAGGGTGTACCGTGTTATTGGCGGCTTGTACTTTTACATGAGATGTGTCATGTTGCAGTATGGAAACGACACCCAAAGCATAAACACGGAAAAATCTTTGTTGATGAAAAGAACAGGATATATGCACTCGGTGCATTGAAACATCTGTGGTAGCCAAACTCGGGGAGGGGGCATGGCAAATCGTAGGAGAAAAGGACAAAGCCTTGACTTTTATGTCGGCATCCTTAAAGCAATAGCGCGAAATAAAGAGGGCTACACGGCCCCGCAATTGAGTGTCATGCTCGCAGCAGCAGACCGACTTGCCGTCGTGGACGACCTTCCAAGGTTGACAGGTGACTCAGGCCAACCTTTCACCCAGCCCGCTCCTGCCGCTGACCCGTTGCTCGAATCACTCAAAGCACGTCACGCCGCAGTTTCAGGAGGGGCAAATGCAGATTCCAAAAATTGATAGAAAGCAAGTCGAGGGGTTCGCTAAAGTTTGGACTTACAAAGGCGTGGCGCTGTGTCTCAACGATGCTCACATTCAGTTCGCTGCGGACTTTGCACAACAGGTTCTCATATCATTCATTGAGAATGTTAAGAAACAACAGATGGCCGCGATGGAAGCAGCCAAAGCAAAGCAGATTATACCATCAGCCTTATAACCTGATGGCGGGCGGTGCTAGTCCACCGCCCACTTTCTAGACTAGGAGAAAACATGAAAACGCATTGTGTTCATGGGCACGAGTATACGCCCGAGAATACCCTTCGAAATAAGAAAACTGGACATCGATTTTGTCGCTTGTGTCACAACGCGGCATCTGCGAAACGTAATCCTCAATACCTCAAAGACTATAACACTAAGAGGAAAGTAGTCGGATGGAAGCGTAATTATAAATCGGAATCCGGGTATGCTTTGTTGGTTGAGCGTGCGACCCTCTGGAACAAAGAAAACAAAGATCGTCGTAGGAAACAACCTTGTAATCGTGTCGAGCGTATCCGCGAATTGAAGTACGGTTTGACACCTGAGCGATACAAGACGATGTATGACGGACAAGGCGGGATGTGTGCCTTGCAATTTTGTGGGCGACCTATTCAGGGGGTTGATCATTGTCACGTCATAAATTGGGTTCGTGGTCTTTTGTGTCGGCGTTGTAATGCGGCTCTTGGGTTGTTGAATGAAAATCCTATGTTGATGATTAAAGCCGCCGAGTACGTCACTAATGCACGAATTGCGTATGAGATTGCGAGGATGAAATGAACGGCTGTCAATACACCCATAAGAGGTTCTCCGCACCCGCCAGTTGGCACACTGAACAGATTACGTGGGACTATGCGTTCCTGTCTAAGACAGAATTCATGGCGAAGTATGCCATCAACGAACGAGGCTACGAGGAACTCGACCGACCGCAAGGACTTGTTTCCCTCGCAGATATACAGTGACCCCCAAAACACTTCGCGGTGCACTCAACCAGATTCAGAGAATGCTGACTAAGCAACCGTATAGCGGAGACCTGTGGGACATATTGAGTGCCATAAGAGGCCCCGATTCCCGCAATAAAAGACTCAAGCACGCTACGACCACCATCATTCGAACCGCAGCCTTCCCCAAGAGACCTTGCGAAGAACGAAGTTTTTATGGTGAGGATTCCGCTAAGAAAGCGGAAGTTCGCAAACGGCTCTTCAAGAACAAAGAAGATTTCAATCATTTTCGCCAGCACGTCGAAGCGGCGTTTGCGTCTCTTGGCCTGTCACTGATGGAGGAGAATCTATGTATGAAGAAATCATAGACCATCTTTATGTAGGAGACGACGCCGGTTACGAAAAACTTAAAGAGCGGGATGGTTGGAGTTGGCTTAGGTGTTGTAAGGAAGGCCCCGGCGGACATCGGCAATTGTTGGGTTATGACACTCTTGGGGCACCGAAGGGTCCTGATTATATTTGGTATCGTAAGAATAAACACCTGATGGCCTTGAATATTATTGACCTTGAAGACCCTTCTTTTATACCCGTTTCAGCTATTGAAGAGGGCATTGAATTTATCTCAGAACGCAGGAATGCGGGGGACAAAGTTCTTGTTGCGTGTAATTCAGGCCACAGCCGTAGCCCCTCAATAGTTATGTTGTATCTTCGTAGTATTGGGGAATTACCTCAGCCCATAAACCGGGCGAAACGAATTTTCAAGACGCTCTATCATCCGTATGACCCCGCTCATGGCGTCGATTATCGTGTTAGAGAATTATGGGACGAAATCGCCCCGAAAGGTTAATCATGCCAGACCAGATGGGCAAAGAACTACAGACGAAGATGAACAGCCTCAAGGAAGCGAATTCTGCTCTCACGGATTCCCCTGTTCCCGATCTTCCGAAGGCGACTCCTCCACAAGAGAATCCCGCCAAGATAGATAAAGTCAATTCGAAGGCAAAGTACGGCGACAGAAAAGGCGAAGTACGAATCCCCGTAGACCAGATGATCAAGCCGCTGGCGAGTTTCAAGCACGGTACTGATTACGTGCCGAAGACGGGGGTTTACAAGTTGCACGAAGGCGAAGCGGTTACGCCGAAGGAAAAGAATATGGACATGATGGCATTAGTTCCGGGCCGCTCTGAAGAAAAGCCCAAGAAAGAAGTACACGAGATTCGAACACGCAAGGCGAAGTCCGGCGGATTTATCCACGAACATCACCACACACATCCGGAGCATCACAAGATGGAGGAGCACACTTCTCCGAACATGAAGTCCGCGATGACCCACCTGAACGACCATATGGGTGATGGGTCTAGCGCGAGCGACGTGATGGCCGACGCAGCACCAGCGGCACCCGCCGCCGCAGGAGCACCAGCGGCAGGAGCACCCGCAGTATAGTCGAGGAGAGGTATGAAAGTCGAAACGTTGCAGGAGTGGTTCACTAAGCATAAGAACGATACGAACTATCAGCATCGTGATATGCCAATGGACACCTTCGACCATAATGCCTTCGAAAGTTTTAACAAGATGAAAGCGGCACACCAACAGCGTGTGCTGGATGTTTGTCGTGCGTATAAGGTAGTCATCGACGAGCAGCCCGAGACGCTTACCCAGATGTTGCGCTATCGGTACATGGCACAGACGAATTTATTCGCGCTCTGCCATTTGCTTGAGAAATACAAAGATACCACCGACAAAACGTACGTCTGGACTGACGGGACGACACACAACACGCACGAGGAGATTTGCAACGACTTCTTCGTGCGTAAAGACCCGACGGCCAAGACTTTCAAAATTTTCGCGCAAGCGTATGTAGACCACAAAGAGCGACTGCTACTTGTCCCTCGTGGCGGCTTCAAATCGTCTATAGACATGGCCGACACGGTTCAGTGGATTATCAACTACCCAGAAGTCACTATTATGATTCTGACTGGTGTGTTGAAACTAGCAGAAGACTTTGTGGGTGAAATCAAGGGCTTCTTCAAACTCGAAGACGGAACGATGGAAAACGTCAACCTGTTCGAGACGAAGAAGGCGATCAAGCCTAAGACCTTGGACGACGACACGCCGTTCATGTTCCAAGTCCTATTTCCTGAGCACTGCATCGACAAAGATGCTGGCACGCTCCAAGAATTTCAAACGCCCGCCGTCTCGCAGACGGAGAAGGAATGCACGGTATGGGCGGCATCAATCGACCAGAACCTTTCAGGTTGGCACGTTGGCGTCATGAAGTTGGACGACGTTGTGACCAACGAAAACAGCAGAACCGTTGATCGCATTATCAACATCAACAAGCAAGTCAGCATCAACCAAGCCATGCTTCACCCGTACGGCTTCTACGATAAAATCGGCACGTGGTATGACGCCGAAGACACGTACGGCCAAGACATGAAGCATATCGAAGCGTGTAAGAAGTCAGGCGAACCCGTCAACATGAAGGTTTATCTGCGTCCTTGCTGGTGGCCGAATGCTGCCGCAGTCAAGGCAGGAAAAGTCGATAGCGAATTGCTTGAGAGCGATTATGAACTTTGGTTCAACGTTCCCGGCCAACTCACTTACGCTTTCCTTCGCTCGAAGATGCATGACGCCGAAGGTTTTGCGATCAAATATTTGAACGATCCGACGAAAGCACACACGGTAAAATTCCCGCGTGAACTTCTCGAACGTCGGACAATCCACTCCAACATGCTCCCGCCGTCGGGACTCGTCGTGACCTGTATTGACACGGCTTATTCGACGAAGAGTTGGGCGGACTACACAGTCATGATTACTGCGCTGATTTACGGCGGCAGATTCTACATCGTTGACATGGCACGTGGGAAGTGGAACGAATTTGAACTACCAGTAAAGATTGCGACAGTCGCACACCAGTGGCGACCCTCTCGTATCTGCATCGAAGAATCGATCGGCGTGAAATGGCTCGGTAAGGAAATTTATCGAGAGATGGACAAGTTACGTGTACGCGTACCGATTGAGTTTGTGCCGCTTGGCAAAGGCAGCAAGGCTACTGCGAAAGATCAGAAGGCGAAACCTGTTCTCCGCTACCTAGGAGACGAGCGTCTACTGTTCGCTAACCAGATGGTCGGGCTGGAAGAGTTGTACAAGGAACTGTCCGCATTCGGAACCGCAGCAGGCACGCACGACGACATCGTGAGTGCGCTCTCGATTCTGGTTGACCAGTTCTCTGCTTACGCGGACATGGAAGGCAAGAAGACGGAAGCCTCCCCCGATTTCGTAATCAGCGCCAAGCAGAAACAAGCGTACGATCTCATGTACGGCAAGGGCTCTTACGACAAATGCTTCAAGCAACACTCGCTCAACGCGGCACTCGAACACCCGGACATGTCCGTGCAAGATGCCGTCAAAGCTGAGCAAGCCTCCGCAGCCGCTTATAGCGACCCGCTAGAGGATGCAGGGCTGTACAATTGACAAGATCGGCCAAACGTGATAGGATAAATCATGCACATATATGCGGTCACAAACACGACGAACGGCAAGATTTATATAGGCCAGCATTCGGGCGACGATTTGCAGGCATATCTTGCTTTACAATGTCGTAGAGCACTGTCTGGCGGTCGGATGAACGATAAACCGCTTTTGTATCGTGCTATACGAAAATATGGTCCTGATGCGTTTGTGATTGTTTCGTTGGTTTGTCCTTGTGATAAAGAGCAAACAAATGCTCTTGAAAAGTTTTTTATCCGAACATTGGAATCCCGAGATTTGGAAATCGGATATAATCTAGCCGAAGGTGGTTTGGGTGGGGCGACTTGTAATGGACGAACAAATACCCAACATCAGATTGATGCGATAAAAGCATATATGACGGGCAAACCAAAATCAGAGGAACATCGTAAGCATTTGAGCGAATCAAAGATGGGGAAACCCGCCCCGGCGGTAGTAGAATCAAATATTCGTCGTAGACATGAAAATCCTAGTCTGGCGGCGTTGAGAAACCGCAGATATCGGGCGGTCAAGAAAGCGAAGGAGGCACAATGCCAGACCAAGTAGGAGACACCCTACTGGTGCCAGACGGTAATCCTCAAGCACCCCTTACTGGTGCAAGTTTTACTGCGGATGGTTCCATAAAAAAAGCAGAGGATATGTCTACTGAGCTAGCAGTCGTAGTCCAGTCAGCACAGGCTGCGCGAGATTTCCTCCTCAACAAACAGT